TGAACCCTGTCTCCGCTACGGCCGCAAACAACTCGGCGTAGACAGAGGAGATGTACCCCTTCCATTCGGCATCGCCGATGTTGGAGTCGTACTCGCGATCGGTCCGCCTCTTCGCGCGGAGGACCAAATCACCCAGGGTGAAGATACGGGGCATCGACTAGGCCGAGTTGTCCTTGAACACGATGTTCAAGTTGACCCAGTTCAGAGCAGCCAGGTCGGTGATGGTCGGCGTGTCGTTGTAGACGCTGAAAGCCAGGGTCCACGCGGACGAGTTGTAGACGCCAAACACAACCGACCAGCCATCGAGGTCCGCATGCGTGGTTGCCTGAAGCTGCGCGAACGGCATCAGGAACACGCCGGGATTCTCCGCCCACGTGAGCAGGTAGAGCCCGGTGCTGGTGCGGCTGACGGCGACGCCCTGGCCGCTGACCTTGGTGACGGCAGCCGAGCCGCCGACGGCCTTGATGTAGTGATTCGTAGTGCCGGGCCGTGTGGCGCGGACTTGATACGCTTCCTGAGACATTGGGTTCCTTCCTCGATGGGGATCGGAGCGGAGGGGAAGGCGCCCGAAGGCGCCTCCCCTCCTCGGTTTGTCAGCTCAGGAAGCGCCTAGCGCTCCCACCACGAGGCGTTGAACGTCCACGTGGCCGCGCCCGACTGCGACGCGCAGTTGATCGAGAACAGGTACGAGTCGCCCGGCCCGAGAATCACCGCCGGGCAGGCCACGTGCCAGAAGCGAGCGAGCGTCGCCTCCTCGGTCAGGTTCGAGTTCTGGTTCGAGAACGAGTTGCTGCCACCGTAGGTGAACAGCATCAGGTCGTTCGCGACCAGGTCGGTCGACGCCAGCTGCCGGCCGCCAAGGTAGCGAACCGACGAGCTCGCCGCCGCGCTAACCACGGCACCGAACCGCAGACGGCCCTTCGCCGACGCGGTCGAGTCCATGTTCGGGTTGACCGGCGTAATCGCCGTCCCGCCCGACGTGAATCGGTCCGTGTTGTCGATGTGGTGGTCGAACCGGATGTCAGTCCCGTTCGTGTCCACCACCGTGCACTGCAGCTCCAGCGAGTCGAGGTAGATGCGAGTCGCCTCGGCCTCGGTCGCGGTGTTGTAGAGCAGGAACAGCGTCTCCGCGGCGTTGAACCCGTCGGCCGCTGCGATGCCGGCGATGCCGGTCGCAACAGTCGGGTTCGTCGCGACGAACAGACTGCCCTCGTCCGCAAGGGCATGCATCTTGCCGCCGGTGAGCGAGACGACCGACTGATCGCCGTAGCGATTGCTGCGCGTGGGCGCGTAAGCGCCGTCCGCAACCTTGCCCGGCAGAGCGCGATTGGCCTGCGCCCACCCGTACGTGATGTCCTGATTAGCCATGTTCGTAGTCTCCTGTTGCCTGGGTTAGATCGAGCCGATTCCCAGGGAGCCGGGGAGCGGGCAGATCGTGTTGCCGTGGACGCGGAACCGCGACTCGATGCCGTCGGCCGAGCTCTGCCGGAGCGAGCTCTTGCCGTCGTCCTTGATGGTGTGGACGAAGGATTCGCCGAGGTAGCGGTAGAAGAAGTTGTCGAAGTCGCCGATGAAGAACCGATCAACCGGGCAGTCGGCGTCCGCAACGAGCTTGATGGCACCGGCCGGGGTGTTGATCGTGATGTACTGGAAGTACATCTCCGCCGAGCTGCCGCCCTGCTCGTACTCAATCTTCGCGTTGAGCCGCTTGGAGGCGCCCCACACGTTGACCGGGTTCGCAAAGGCCTTGTTGGCCTTCATGAAGTTGTTCGCAATCTTGACGGCCGCGAGCCCGACGTTCTCCTCGAGGTAGCTCGCGGTGTCGTCCACGCGAACGCCAGCCAGCTTGCGAACGTTCACCGAGCGGTCCACGCCGCGGAACGAGTCGCCCGATGTGGGCGCCGTCAGCGGAATGTGCAGCTCGAGCCCGTCCATGCAGGTGCCCGGGTCGCCGTCGCGAAACAGGTAGTCGCTGTCCGCGAACGAGGTGATGGCCGCCGCCGACGCCAGGGTGATGGTCGCCCCGTCCTCGTTGACCGACGTGACCGTGGTAGTGCCCGACCGCGGCGACGCACCCGTGATGGTGTCGTCAGCGATGACGGTCATTCCCTCGAAGAAGTTCCTAACGTCGTCCGCCCGGGTGAGGGTGATGACGTTGGTCGACGCCGACGAGCGCCGGCCGCGCATGCCGTTGCCGAGGCGGTAGGTGTCGAACGCGACGTCCGCGCCGAGCTGACGGAGGATGCCGTCGGTCTCGCCGGTAACCAGGTCGTAGAAACTCGACTTGGAGCCGCTGGCGCGCTGGAGCGAGGGGCCGTCGATCTGGAGGGTGCCGTACTTCAGCACCGGCTCGACCGCCCACTGCTTGCCCTTCGACTTGGCCGCGTTGGTCTGGGTGTTGGCGAACGTGCCGCCGACGCCCTGCGGGTTGCCGTAGCGAGTCGGGTACCGGAAGTCTTCGCCTCCGATGCCGCGCTTCTTCGACAACATCGCCATGAGCGCGTGGTCGCGCTCGGTGTGCTCTCCTAGCTGGTCGTCTGCGTACTCACGCTTGAAAATGTATCCTGCATCGTCGAGGTAACTGGACATATCCCTGCTCCTGCCGGGCTAGCGGCGAGCAGAGGAACGGCCTATTGAGCGCGACCTCCGCGCTCGAGTGCCGCGACGATGTCGCGACGGCGTTCCTCTTTGCTCAATCGCTTCGTCCGCGGCTGTGTTGGCGTGCCGAGGTCGCTGCTGAGCGTTGGTGCCGTCTTGGTCTCGTCGGCGGGCAGGGTCTTGGTCTTCGGTGGTGCGTCGTCGGTCAAAGCAAGCTCAGCGAGCTCGCTCTCAAGTTCTTTGACGATGTCGTCGGGGTCCGGGTGTTCGCCGGTCTTGTCGTAGAGGCGCGCAGCGGCATCGGCCAGGCGCTGCACAGCGCGGCCTTCGTTGCGCGTCAGCAGGCGCTTGGCGAGCGGCGTCGCGTCGCCCACGGCGGCGAGCGTCCTGTTCAGGTACGCCTCGGCCTCGCGCTTGGTGGCCTCGGCCTTCTTCTCGGCCTCAATCTGCGCCTTGAACTCGCGCAGCTCCTTGAGCGCCTGCTGAGACTCGCTGCCGAGCTCGCGCTCGCGCATGGCGCGCTCGGCCTCGGCCCTGTATCGAGGGTCCTGCGAGCCTTCCTTGCTCTTGCCCCAGGCCAGCTTGGACAGGTAGGCGCCGTGTGCCTGCATGTCGAAGCCGAGCGACTCGAGCAGGCCAGCCGGGTCGACATGGACGCGCGCCATCGCCTTCTCGTAGGCGTCCAGCTTCGGGGTCATCTCCGCGTGGCGGCGCTCGAACTCGGCGACCTTGCGGTTGTGCTCGGCTTCGAGCTTGGCGCGGTGTTCCTCAAGCGCGTCCTTAGACCGCTTCTCGGCCTTCTGGATGACGTCCAGGCGCTTTTGAATCTCGGGGTCGGGCTTGTCCTCGGCCGGCTTCTCGGGCGCCTTGGCGGGCTCGACGTCGGTGTCTGCGTCGTCCTCGACCGGCGACGGCGCGGCGGGCTTGGTGTCGGTAGCGGCGGCCTCGTCGGGCGGGTTCGCGAGGGAGGCGGGGAGCGGTCGATCGGGAGCTTCCGATTCGGCCGCCGCTACTGACGACATGAACGCGGCGCGATTGGCCGCGCGGGATGCGGCGAGCTTGCCGCTCAGAACTGGCGGCGGACTCGACTCGGGCGGTGGCGCCGTGTCATTGGCGCCAGCAACGGCAGCTACTTCTTTGCTCACGGCGCCGCCACCGACTGAGTCGTGCGCGCCTCAAGTTCCTTGACGAGAGCCGCTCGCACGAAGCAGTCCTTGGCTTCGAGCAGCTTGCGCAAGCCTGCGGTGGCCTCAGCGCCGTCGAGTTCGAAGACGCCAGTGCCGCCCGCGTCGGGCAGTTCTCCGACGAGTTCGTGCGCCAGGACGGCGAACGCCTTCGAAATCGCCTGCATGTGCGGCGGGAGGTGTTCGTACCTGAAGAACGAAAGGAGACTGGCAATTGACGGGTGCATTACACGGCCCTTAGTTGCATCGCCTGCGGAGACAGGGCTGCTTGCGGCGCCTGCTCCATCGGCATGGGAGCCGCGCCAGGGAGGGCTGGCTCGGCGTTGGCGTTGGCGGCATCCGGCTGGTTCGCCATGGCGGCGAGCCCGAGCTGGTAGTCCGCAACTACAATCCACTGACGCAACGCTTCGAGCACCGACTCCGGCGCTCCGTCGTCGCGGTCCTTGAGATAGGCGGCCTGCATGCGCCAGATGCCCATCTCGAGGTTTTGATACGGCTCCGGCATGAGCACGGCGCCGTCTTCGATTTCGTCGATGGTCCGCTCGATGTCTTCGAGCGCGGCCACGTAACGCGACATCTCCGCTTCGACATCAAGCGGCGAGTTCGGCATCAGGAGCCGGCGAGCGGACTCCTGCGAGATGATGCCGGCCTGGGCCATCTCCAGGACGAACTGCGTCCGACCAGCGGGCGTGCGACCGAGGGCCGACGCGACGCTGATTTGGACGCGCACGTCGCCCATGTCGACCTTGGCCCACGGAATCTTTCGCGAGCCGAACTTGGTCTGACGGACGATTTCAGGCGCCTTGCTGCCGAGGCGCTTGGCGCACTCGATGGCGAGCAGGACCACGTCCAGCTTGAGGCGCTCGAAGCCCTTCTCTTGGGTGGCAAATCGCGAGGTCGTCTGGTCGCGGTACTCGCGCAGCGCAGCGCCGGAGTCGAGGCCCGCCGGCTTCATCGCAGTTGCCTGCATGCGCGACTGGCCGAACTCTTCGAACGCCGAGCCCTTGGTATCGTCGCGGTCCTTGAACGTCTCAGCGGCGATGGCCGTCGGCGTGACCGTCTTGGGGTACTCGCCCTTGACGACGACCACGTTGCCCGCTCGGCCGGTCGTCTTTACAGCGAGGCTGGCATCGACTGGACGGACGAACTGGGTTGGGAATGCGTGCTGGTCGTGCTGGCGGTCAATCTGGAGGTTGCGCTTGTTGAGCTTGCGCTGGTGCCCGATGATTCGCTCGCCGCCGCCGATGCCGTACCAGCTGCCTGGGCGCAGCACCCAGCGGAAGACGGCGAACGGGAAGCCGCCGTCAAACTCGCGGTCGTCGTACAGGTCGGCGCCGTCGATGACGATGGCGTGCCGGCCGGGTACGTACTTCTCATGCCCCTTGGGACCGAGCGGCAGCCGCCACGTCTCGATGCAGACAATTTGGTCGCGCGGGATGGGGCGATAGCCGGCCCACCGTTTCCAGGCGCGGCTGTTGTTCGTCTGCGCCCGGTCAATCGCGCGCTCGTGCTCGGGGAACTGCGCGGCCAGAACATCGCGGCCGATGAGCATCCGCTGCGCCATCTCGCGCGGGTTCGTGCCGCGATAGGCCGCGTCATCCACGACGATGTCGTCAACGGGAACTTCCTCAGAGCGAATCTCGCCCCACTCGTCGTTCCAGCCTTTGACGAGGCCGGTCCCCTTGAGCGAGCCGGCGTGGAAGGCGCGGCGGCAGTGCTCGTCGAGGTCGAGCTTGGCGGAGAGGCCCTCGCCGTACCACGTGAGGTTCTTCAGCGTGCGCTGCTGAGACCAGTCGGCGCCGTCGGACTGAAAGCGCGCCCGAACATCGGTCGCCGCGATGGAGCCCGTGATGGCGTCGCAGTTGGACGCGATCAGATTTTCCTGCATCAGCCCGGAGATGTCGCGGGGCCCGTTGTCGCGGAAGCTCGAACAGGGCGCGTACGGGTCGTAAAGCGACGAGAGCTTGAGGAAGCGATCGAATAGGTCCGACTGCGCGCGCTCGACCTGCTCGACGTACGGAATCAGCAGTTCGTGAACATGCCCCTCGTCGGCATGACGCCAACTGGCATCCATGCCTGACGGCGCCGCGTCGCGCGGTCTTCGAGCCATCTACGCGGCTGCCCCCGAGGCCACGTGACGACATTGGACGCGTCTATCGTGTCATTCAACGCGATAGCTTCCATCTATGGTAAGTTGGGTACGTGGATACCCAGCGAATGACGGCATTTACACAAAGCGCCAATGTCGACAATCGACTCTTGACCGTTCGGGCATTCGCCAATGCGGTCGGGCTGACCGAGCGCCAGGTGCGCCATCTGGTCAAGTCGTGTGGACTGCCGTCCTATCGAGTCAATGGCATACGCCTCAAGCTGAGCGACTACCACGCATGGCTCGAGACGCGGAGGAGCGCCTGATGGACACAAGAACCTCAAGGCCGTCATTTCGATTGCGAGTTGGCGAACTCGATGGCGATGACGTGCTGGAGGCAGCGTTTCGCGGGCCGTACACGACAGACTGGACGTGCGTCCTGATGGATGGACACGTGCTCGAAATGCTCGCCGGTTCAGCCGCTGACCGCGCATCTGCGCTGGAGCGAATAGGCCGCGAAGTCGAAGCGGCTCTCAGGTCTGTGTGGCAACGCCACGCGACAGGGTTGCCTTGCTGCGGCGACTACAATGCCGACAGAACGGCGGTGGCCGTCGCCGTCAACTACGAGACCCGAGAAGTCGAGTGGAAGGCGCTCGCCCAGGAGAGCGCTTAGTGCCGCCTCGCAGCCAGCGCGCGAAGGAAGCCGCCAGCGTTATCGACGTTGTCATCAGCAAGGCGCACGCGATGCGCGGCGCTGGCGTCGAGGTCTTTGCGCTCGACGGCCTCTCGTTCAATCTGCGCGCACCCGAGCCGCTTGCGGGCGACTCGGGGCCTACCAAGTCCGAGACGACCGACCCGTTCGATGACCCGGCATCGTACCCCCACGGCGGCAGAGTTCCCGGGTACGCGCACGGCGACGACGACGCCGAGGACTAGCGCCTGGACCACGGCGACCTACTACTCCACGAGTACAACGCGGAGGCTTTGGCGATTGCAGCGGTCGCGGCGCAAGCCGGCCGCCTCGCAGCCGAGGTCTACGAGCGCGGTCACCCGTGGCAGCGCAACGTTAACGACGACGACGCGCGCCTCATCTCCATCTTGACCGGCCGCGGCTGCGGCAAGACCGAGGTCATCGACGAGCGGCTCGTGCGGCGCATGCTGCGGCAGCCGGGGGCGCGCTGCATCTACTTCGCGACCACGCGCGAGCAGGTCATCGACCTGATGTGGGAGCCGATGAAGGCGCTCCTGTCCGAGCTCGGCATCCTGGACGACTGCAAAGTGCTCGAGGTCCCGCTGCGCATCCGCCTACCGAACGACTCGCGCATTCAGATGGTGGGCGCGGATGACATGAAGTCCATCGAGAAGCACCGCGGCAAGCCGTATGACGAGGCGTGGATTGACGAGGCGGCGAGCTTTCCGATCCAACTCCTCGACCACCTGATGAACCGGGTCATCAAGCCGCGGCTACGCAAGGGCGGAACCATCGGCATCGCCGGGACGCCAGGCCACCACCTGGTCGGCGAGTTCTACGAGGCCACACGCCCGGGGTCCGAGGCGTCTCGCCCGTGGACCGAGCGCGATAAGCCCGAGTACGCCGGATGGGGCGGCTGGTCGCATCACTCGTGGTCGCAAAAGGAAGCCTCCGAGTACGTCGAGGCCATCGCTGACATCTGGGAAGCCTCCCAAGCGGACATGAAGGCGAAGGGCTGGGGCTGGGACCACCCGGTAGTCATGCGCGAGGTCCTCGGCCTCTGGGCCGCCGACGACACTGACCACGTCTTTCGCTACCGGAGCCACGCGGACGACGGCTCGGCGTGGAATCAATGGGACCCGGAGCGGGACGGGCGCGGCGTCGCCATCCTGCCGGAAATCGGCCGCCACGATGACTGGTGCTACGGCTGGGGCATTGACCTCGGGTTCTCGGACCCGCTGGCACTGGAGGTCTTTGCGTGGCACCCGCACGACGCGGCGCGGACGCTCTATCACATCTTCGAGCTCAACAAGCGCGAGCTGTACGCGCGCGAGTTCGCGCAGCTGCTCATCGGCGAGAAGCTCGACCACGACAACCCCGGCGGCCTGGTCGGCGCAACCGGCTGGCCCGAGGCGACCGCGGTCGACGACGCGGGCCTCGGCGGCTCCTTCATCAAGGAGCTTGGCGAGGTCTACGGCATCCGGCTCGAGGCGGCCGACAAGAAAAACAAGTTCGGCGACATCGAGGGCTTCAACGGGAACTTGCTCGACGGCCGCATCAAGGTGCTGAAGGGGTCGATCCTTGAGGAACAGCTCATCCACAACCAGTGGAGCAAGGACGACTTCGGCCAGCACAAGCGGAACAAGAGCCAGCGCGACGACGCATGCGATGCTGCGGTCTACCTGGCAGCGCGCGCCGCTCACCTGCACAGCCGGGCGGCCGACCCTGCGCCGGCGCGTAAGGTGAGCGACTTCCACCGCGCAGGCGCCGAGGTTGTCGACGCCTCGCGCGGCGAATATGACGAACTGTTCAAAGACGAGGATTACGGGTCGATGGATGACGGGGCGTGGGGGTGAAGCGCGGCATTCGCTACCCCTGCGATGGAGCACGCGACCGACCCATGCGGGCATGGCTCGTTGCCGGTGGCGCACGGCGCGAGGGCGTGACGCGTTGAGCCGATGTCAAGCAAGGCCGCTCGCAGGCGCTCGTGGTCCGCGAACAGCGCCTCAATGGCCTCGGTGACCGACTCCTCCGGCATCGGATACGAACCGCCGCGGCACCGCCAGACGACCCTGATTTCTTCAAGCTCAGCGTCAGTCATGACTGCTCATGCCGGCTCCCAGCTCGTCCCGGCGCGGTCCACGTACAGTGTCGTCACCTTGCCGCCGCCGCTCGCCTGGTGCGTGATTTCGAAGAACCCGGCCTTGGGGTAGAAGCGAATCGAGTGACTCTGGTGGCCGGGCTGCGGGTTGACGGTGGCCGTGATGGCCGCGGCGCCTTGCTTGCCGGGAATGTCGACCGACTCGCCGTTGCGAAAACGGAGGATGGCGACGGCGATGGATGGGCCCATGTCCTCGGCGGCTGCGCGAATGGCCTTGGCCTCGGGCGGGGTGACCTTCATCGCCACGCCGGACTCCAGGCCGGGGTCGCGGGCCTGCTTCGTTTCTTTGGTCGGGTTCATGCTGCCTCTTTCGTTCCTGGCTCATAGCGAGCCGCTAGGGGGTTCCATCGCGCTCTGTGTATTTTCGCGGCGAGCTTGGTCGCCATCTCGGTCTTAAACGTGTAGGTCCACTCGCTCTGCGGGTCGATGCCGGCCGCCTTGAACAGGCCGCGGGCGATGCCCGAGCGACGATAGCCCAGCTTCACGAAGGCGTAGTGGACGACGCCGGGCTCGTAGCAGAGCCAGCCGTACAAGTCCGCTTGCCCGGCATCGGCCTCGGGGTGGTAGGCGACGACGACGGACGCGGGGCGCGCGAGGATGTTGGCGATGACCTGGCGGTACACGTCGTCATAGATGGTCATCGGAATGGGCCCTGCCGCGAAGGAGCCGCGGAAGGATGAGCGCCAGCTGCCGTGGACGAGCGCCATGTCGGAGTCGATGGCGGGGCGGAAAGCGAGGGACGTCAATCGTCCCTCTCAAGCGTGACGACGCCCGTCTCGTGGTCGATAGTCGCTACGCGAAAGCTCGCGTGGACCGGGTCTGCGGGCTCTCCGTAGAACAGTGCGCTGTTCTTCTTCGCGATGCGCCGCTGCTGGCTCGGCGTCATCTGGCGAAACAGCGCCCACATGCGTCTATCCTCGTCCGTGCATGGCGTCGCGTAGTCCTGGTCCCAGCCGCCAGCGTACGGTTCTTCGGGCACGTCGCCGTAGTTCCCGTCATCAAGGAACACGTGATAGATGCCCCACGCTGGGTTCTTCTTCAGGTACGCCGTGAAGTAGGCGTGGACCTCGGGCGTGAGCGTGACCTTGGGCTTCGGCGCGCTCACAGCGGCGCCCCGCGGTCCCTGCGCTTCTTGCGGTCGCGCGGCGCCCACACGTTCTTCTGCCGGCCCGCAGTCCATTCCTTGAATGACTGCCCCTCGCCCAGCGCGCTGGTGTCGGTCGCGGTCGGACACGGCATCGGCTCTGGCTTGCCGCGAGTGCCGGCGGAGGCCCAACATGTCTTGTGGTGCGTGGCCGAGATGGTCACGGACGCCGGCTTGCCGCAGGTTGGGCAAGGGATGGGCGGCTGCGGCTGGCCCGGCTCGGCGCGCTCCTCGAGCGAGTCGGAGCGGTGGCCGGCGGGGCACAGGTAGTCGAAGGCGGCGAGGTTCATGGGGTCACCTTCGGGCCGTACCAGAACGCTGTGAACGCATCCGGCGCGGCTTCGGCGAACGCGAGCGCCAGGTCGCCGATTGCGTCAATCAGGCGGTCATGTTCGGCCAGGAGTGGCGCCACGAGACGCCGCGGCACGCCCTGGAGCCGGTCGCCATCGACGTCGGCAATGTCGACGGAGTCCGGTAGCTCGCCGAACACGAACCACGGCTTGAATCGTTCCTCGACGTACTTGCGCCTCATGGCGCCCCCTTCCTGTTCAGCGTCTCACCCAGCCTGCGGTGAATCTCGACCCGGACCGCGCGGGGGAATCCGCAGACCATATTGGCCGCGAGTTCGTGCCGTTCGCGATCGGTCAAGGCGCGGAACGACTTGACGGTGGCTGCCTCGCGGTCGCGGTCCTCCTTGGAGAGGATGGCGATAGAGCGGTTGAGGTTGGCGGATTCGCGGATGAGGGCTGGCGATGCGTTGCCTTCCGCGATGGCGACGTCGATCAGCCCCTGGAGGACCTTCGATTGGTTCATCGCCGCAGCTATCAGCTCCCCAGGCGTGGTCGGAGCCGGCCCCTGCGGCTCGGCTGGCGCTTCAAACTTCGTGTGAC